GGCTTTCAATGAAGTCTTTAGTCTTGTCTTGTCTTAGTTGTCCTATGATAGTTTCCGGACCCATGTTGAGGGCGCGAATAGCCGACGGATACAGACTGTTGATATCCAGCGAACCAACCCAGTCTTGTAGTCCTTCTTTAGGATAAGCAACATACGCACCTGCTGCCGCAGTATCTTCTCGATCATCCATCTTAGGACGATTAGGAACAACAAATCCTCTGCGATGTGCTTCATTAATAATAGCCTGTTCAGTTACAGCAACAGCACCCATTGTTGTTTGTAACAATACTGTGTTTTCGTGTGCCAGCGTGTTGGCTAAATCTAAGAACTTTAGTTTTTTATCGAGTCTGTCCAAGAGAGCGCAGTCTTGTCTGTTGTATTCCACAAATGTTTTAAAGTCATTGTTGTATAGTTGGTCCAACGTTCCTTCGTACTGTGTTTTTCTTTCACCAAGTTCGTATTCCGCGATGGCATCCAATCGATAGGAGTGTCTTTCTTCATATGTATATTTCCTATAAAGTTCGAGATAGTCCATATGTACTCGACCAACGAAATCAAATGTTACAGCCTGTCTACCAAATTTTTCATATTCTCTTTTTCGAGGAAACTGATCAAACAGACAGAATCTGCGTGTATCTTCTTTTGACAATACTTTAGTTACACGGTTTACCGTATATGGAATATCAAATCCTTCTGAGTTCCAACCGGATACTACATCGGCTTCTTGAATTAGATCTAAGAATGTATTAAGTAAATCTGCTTCGTTATCAAACAACATAGTGTTAGGAAACTCTTTAACTGCTTCCTTGGCTTCTTCCATAGTCATAGTTTTAGGAGGTATAGCCAAACAGATCATAGTATCCAACCATTGTAAGTGGACTGCAATCGCAGTAATTGGCATGAACGCATCATCTGGACTTGCGTAACCACGTTCTGGATCAAAGTCTACCTCAATATCGAAGAATGCGGCGTTTAGTTTAGGTGCGTCAGCGTTAAGGAAGTTTTCACTTAAACAGACAAAGATTGGATTGATATCACTTTCGTAAAGTTGTTTGCCACTGTTAATGGCCATTTCTTTGCGAAGTTCTTTGGTATTTTTACAAACGATCCTAGTTACTGGGTCACCATAGATAGATGAATGTTTGCCCTTAGGATCTTTTACGTAGAATGTATGGCGTACTGGAAAATCTCTAAATTCTCTTTCGCCTTTTTTGTTTCGTTCGACAATCTTGATAATATCATTATCACGGTCGAACCATGCGTCAACATAACTCAAAGTCTTTTTCTCCTATGCGATTTATGGCTCGCAAATACCTATTGTGGCAGATTATGGCCTGCCTTGCCTTTATATTATAACAGATCTTAGATACGTTTTGTAATATCTAGGATAGCTTCAATTTCTTGCCAATCTTCATTATAAGCACTCCAATCGCCTTTATGCGCGATTTTAATTGCCTTGTTAATGACGCTGGGTTTTACTTGTAATTCTTCTGCAACTGCCTTGACTGTTTCTTTTAAGCCTTCTTGTAAATCTTCAATTTCACGTAGTACTGTGGAACCTTCACTAATTAAACGTTCCAATTTAGCCTTTTCTTCTGCTCCGTAATTGCGACCAGCCATTTAAATCTCCTTAATAATATGCCTATTGTACTATACTTATGTTTATAAATCAAGAGAGGAATTAAAAAACGGCAAAATAAATTTGCCGTTTTGTTTATGCTGAAAAATCTATACCAAATGTTTTTTTAGCATCGTACCCCTTACTGTCCAAATATGCTTTTACTGCGGCACGTTTTTCTGGAGTAGCATTATCATATGCTTTCTTAACTTCGCCTTTTGCTAGACTTGGATATTGAAAGGCCATATCTATGTCAGATCTTTCTTTAGCAGTCAGTTGTACTGGAGTTTTAGCGGTAGTACTAGCAGTAGGATTATTAGCTGTTACTTTTTTTTTTCGGCAGCTTTTGCGTCTTGCTCTGCTCGATTTTGTAATCCAGTACCGGTATATACATCTCTTAATCTGCTAGAGCTTGAAGTTGCCTTTCCTTCTGGTTTTCCGCTTTGTGAAACTGTGTTTGCATTATCTGCGGATCCTGCTCCGCCTTGATACTTGTCACGTAGTCGTTTTAATTCATCTGGAACCGGTGCATCTTTAATAGGATCAAGTTCTTTAAATAACGCATCGATCTCTGCTTTGAGTTTATCTTCTTCTGAAGGTTGAGCAGGTGCTGGAGCAGGTGCTGGAGCTGGTGCTGGAGCTGGAGCAGGTGCTACATTAGGACCAGTTGTCGGTGGATTAACAGGTGCTGTTACTTCCGGCTTACCACTTTGATCTGTTTCATCATCACCAGAAACTAAATCAGATATAGCACTACCTGCCTTGTATAACCCGACTCCTGCAACAATTCCAAGTGCAGCCGCCAGTTTTGGATTTCGTTGCACAAATCTTTTTAATACAGCACCCCGTTGTGATAGTTTTGCTTTAGGTGTTGTTCCAGGTTTAGGTGCTTCACCAGCTTTAGGTGTTGTTCCAGGTTTAGGTGCTTCACCAGCTTTAGGTGTTGTTCCAGGTTTTGGTGCTTCTCCTGCCTTTGGTGTGGTTGTATTAGGAGCAGTTGTATTAGGTGATGTATTAGTTCTTGGTGTGGTTGTATTAGGAGCAGTTGTATTAGTTCTTGGAACAGCAGTTGGTGCGTTATATGTTGTTTGTCCGTAATTACCTTGTCTATAGTTTGCGTTTGGTGTAGCAGTTGATGTTGTAGCAGTTCCAGAAGATTTTTGTAATTTTACAAAATCGTCTGTGCTTATAACTTTATTTGTTTGTCTATTAAGATAGTTATTACCTACTTTTTCCCAAGTCTGACCATTTATGTTTGCTACCCTCGGTAACTGTGCGGCTAGTCTTTGTGCGGCAGTTGGCCCAACCATCTGTTGAAATACTTTATCTGCCGCTTTCTTTTTGGCAGCTTCGGAAACTGATGTGTCTGTTTCTACAATGTTAATATAATCTCTTAAATTTTTCATCGATATTTCCTTAAGCACTCATGTAGTATTGTTGTATAGCGGCTTTAGTAGGTTCGTCTATAATTCCAGTAACTTGGATTTCAGCGCCAGCTTTGATTAGATCTTGTTGTATAGCAGTAATAGTTAACTTGCCTAACACACCATCAACACCGTCACCGCCTGGGCCAGTAGTACCTAGATTATATCCATCTGCTTTTAGTTGTGCTTGTAATTCTGCTACATCTGGATCTGAGTTTCTAGGCTGTGCTTTTGCAACTTTTTTTCCGCCTGCTTTACCGGTATTTTGTACTTTTGATCCTGCTGGTGGTTTTCCTTGTTGTGTAGCTTGATACACTTTTTCAACAATAGCATCAACAATTGAATTAACATCATCACCTAGAGCATAGCTTGCCGCTAGTCCGCCAACTCCACCAGCTACGAATCCGACTATCGCACCTGGTCCAGTAATAGCACCTGCTATTGCCGCACCGATAATAGCACCGGCCCAGAATAAACCAACTTGTGCAACAACCCGACTAATAATTTTAGAAACTTCTGCTTTGTAGCGACTTTCTGGTAAGTCTGTTGGCAGAGCTTTAATTTCTTGCCAAGCGTCCCAGGCTTCCCATAGTACCATAACAGGTAGTGCTACTTTGCTTAATACTTTTCCGCCAAAGCCTTTAAGTGACTGCCAAACACCAGTTGCCGGCGCCGCCGGAACTTGCATAGTAGCCGCTGCCGCCGCTTCGAGCAAGGTGTAATTATAATTCTCCATTAGATCTTTAACAATAACATTCTCTGTTAAATCTTGTTTGGTTACGCTTTCAACAATGTAATAGGCTAACGACGACTCTTGAACTGGTGCAGGTTGTGCTGAAGATTTTTTCAACTCTAACCATTTGTCGATAAGTCCTTCTAATTTTTTTAGTTTTTCTAAAATAGCAGGATCTAGCAATAGTTTAGGATCAATAGGTTCGCCTAGTTTTACACCAATCTTAGCTAGTAAGTTTTTAACATGAGTTAATTCACCAAATACATCGCTAAAGTCATCTAGAATATCTGCATCAACTTCTGGATAGATTCTTCTGATTTCTTGCCACTGACGTGCATCTTTAACATCGCCGATAGCCGCATAAACTGCTTCCTCGTCGGTGCCTAGACCTGTAACTGCTTTTCTAATTTGTGCGGCAATTTTTGATGATGCATCAAGTGTATCCGAAGGTGCTTCAGACAGTCTCTCGATTTCATCCATTTTTTCAATTAATGATTTCAAGTCCATATTAGATCTCTTTATTACGATTTTCCATTACTTTGTCTGCAACCTTACGTGCATACATTTTTAGTTGTTCTTTCCGTTCTTGCTCTTTTTGTGAAAAAAGCTCTTCTGCTTCAACAAAATATTTTTTAATCACAGAGTCAGTTTTTGGAGTATCAACAACTTTTTCGTTTTGATAGTGTTGCATTGCCATTTGTACAGGAAGGCTAACTTTATGTGGACTAGCACCTTCCTTTACGATTTGTACAAATTTTTTCATGTCATCAGATCCTTCTACAGGCTTATTTGAAGCACCGTCTAATGCCTGCAGAATTTTCTTCATGTCCATACTGATTACCCGTTTAATCGTGTTAAGAACTGTTTCATACGGTCAAGTTCGGTTGACTCGTTTAAAGAATCAGTTTTTTCTTCTTCGCATTCACAAGGATCCTTGTGGCATGCATCGCATTCTTGTGATTCTTCAATTTGAAAATCTTCTGGATTTAAATTCTCTAAATTTAGATCTTCTAGTTCTTCTGCAACTTCTTCTTTGCTAGGTGCTAGTTCTTCTAAACTCTCTTTAAGAGATTTAGCTTTTGATTTCCATTGTGTACTAGCATCTTCTTTTACTTTTTTATCTTTTTTTGCAAACGGATTTTTCTTCTTGTCAGCAACTGCCTTTTTCATCGGCTCCTTTTTGTTGCCGTCTTTGTCCATGTCTAAAAAGTCTGGCTTGGCTGCTTCATCAACTTTCTTTTCTTTGCCCATAGCCTTCTTGATAGCTTTGTCTTTATTGTCCATGTACTCTTTCGAGTCTGGTTCGTCCTTGCCATCGTGGTCCATATCACCTTTATCAGATTCGTTAACTTGCTTACCGTCGACATAACGCTTAACTGAACCTGGGTGTTTCTTTTCATAGGCCTTAGATGCTTTCTCTTGTTCTTTGTCTTTGGCTTTTTGTTCACGACGTTCTGCACCAGTCATTGCAGTTTTCTTTTCTTTCTTAGGTGGAACATAATCCTCATCGTCTTCTGGTTTAGCATCACGCTTGTGAACTAGGCCAGTTGAAGTTTTTGTAGCAGTTCCGTGCTGTGTTTTATATGTGTCACCAACTTTTGATTTTTCGTCAAATGCTTCTTCCATGCTACCACATTCTTTCATACCATGCACTGGACACTCTGTACCTTCTGCTGTATGGTTGCAGGATTTAGCTTCGTCGACTTTCTTTTCTTTTTTGTCTTTCTTGATCTTCTCAGCCTGAGCTTTTTTGAGTTCAGCTACTTTGGCTTTTGCTTCTGTAAGTTTAGTTAGGATCTCACGCTTGCGATCTTCGCTCATAACTTCAGCGTTGGCAAGATGTTCACCGTACTCACTGAACTTCATTTCATATTCTAAGTAGTGATAAACAGATGCGATATAATCCGCGGCTTTGGTAATTTTAGCCTGAACCCAACTTTCTAGTTGAGTTGAATCATCCATACGCTTGAATAGTTTAAGCGAATAGTTTGCTAACTTGTATAAGTCAGCTTTAGCCATCGCTCCTTCGCGGTCGTTATTTGCTTCGGCTCCTGCGTTGTGAGCGTCTGGATTAAAATCTGGTTGCATGTCGTCGTGCATGGTAAGAACTCCGTAATCTTATGTTATATTTATCGTTTGATGCTTCCGCCTGTTAGAAGATTAGCCTTCATATCTAGGGCGTTTTTAGCTGTACCGTCTTTGTTTTTAGGCTGTTTAGGCGGTTTATTTTTATAAACTGCTCCAACTGCTACATTACCTGCACTAGTAGAACCTGCTGTTGCGGTTTCTGCTAGATCATCTTCTGCTTTTTTAGTAAGCATGATCTTACCTTGCAGTTCTGGTTTATTTTTTAGGATAGCAAGGCCGTAATTATTAGCACCTTTTTTCCAGTCAAATACTTTTGGCTCACCTTTGCTCTTTAAAATTTTTCCGTTAATCTTTAAGTACCAAGGCCCGCGATCTAAGTCGCGTTGTTTTTGTACTTGTTGCTGATAATATTCTTCTTCGTCGCCTAGTTCGTGCTCCATTTCGCGGCGTTTGAAGTCACGCTTTTCCCGATCCATTTGACGTTGCTGATCACGCTCGTAGTCCATTGGATTATAGTAACTGCTTTTTCTTCCGTACATTTCTTCTACACTTTCTTTGGGAACACAATTAGGAACAGTACGTCCACCTTTTTTCTTAGTACCTACAGGCTTGTAGCCCTTCCAACAGGGATTGTCTTTAGGATCACGAAGACCTTCATCCATTGGAACTTCTTGTTTCTTATGTTTGAAGTCGCCTTGCTTTTCAGCTTTCTTTTTATCCTTGTGTGCTCCAGACCCGCTAGTCTGCTGATTTTTAGCAACAAAGTTTCTAGGTTTGGGTGCTTCTTGTTTTTTAGCTTCGGATAATATTTCGTATGCTTTCATTTTATTTTCCTACAGGTTTCTCGCCCGTTAAGTAAGGCTTACTAAACCATAACTGGAACCATTCCGGTGTTCCTGGTTTAATATTATGTTTTTTCATTAGTTCGCCTTTTTCGTTTCCGGTAATGCTGATATTACTTCCTTGATTAATAGAATATTCACTAAGTCCTCGAAACTTATTGCCTATCCCAGCTAACTGTTTTATTTGATCAAGTTCATTCATATTATTTCATAGATGCTCTTAACATCCAACTGTGTTTGCGATGTGCATCCATACGTCCTGCGATAAAATCACTTAGACCGTGTTCACCTAAATCTTCGCTCATATCAAAAACTAATTTAAGTAGCTTGACCATTTTTTCGCTATCTTCGTGCAATTCTGCAAGCATCTGTTCTGCTGGTAGCATTTGTGTTTCATCATCAACTTGCGTTAGCATCGAAAATCTTTGCAAACTAGCAGGCGTATAAGTTCCAGCCTTGCGTATATTTTCTGCAAAATCGTCGATACTATCATAGACTTCTTCATAGATTTTTCCAAACAACTCATGATATTGAAAGAAGTTTGGTCCTTCTACGTTCCAATGAAAATTCTGTGCTTTTAAAGCAAAGGCAAATTCGCTAGCAAATGCCGTCTTTAGTGATAAATGAAATCTTTCCACATTATACTCCGTACTTGTTCTTTTTAGGTTTAGCCACAGGGCTAACTGTATTTGTTGACTCTAATTCTTGGCTACGCATGTCACCGTGATTTACATCTTGATGACTAGCACCAGCAGCCTTAAAGGCTTTTTTTAATATTTTAGCATCTTGTTCTGAATACGGAAATGCTACTTTAAATTTTCCAACCCAGCTCTTAGGATCGATATCAGGATCGTTTTCTCCGTCGGTCATAGCTGCCGCCATCATAGCACGGTACTGTACATAATCAGCATTCCATCTCTCAGCATCGGCAAATTTATAGACACCTCTAGTAGACTGCTGTTGCCTTTTAGTAATTTTTCCTTCTTTTGCTTCTTGTAGTTCTTGTTCAATTACCTTAATTTGTTCTGCAAGTTTAAAAGCACGTAAGTTCTTACCTGGAGTTGATGCATCAACATCAGCTGTAGTATTTTGTGCAGTAATCCTACCTACACCAAATTCTTCTGCAACCTCTGGTTGTTTCTTTTTGGCCTTGGCAGCTTCTTTTTCAGCCTTAAGTCTTTCTTTTTCTGCGGCTTGATGTAAGTAGGGTGTTAGATAATGTTTAACAACTTCAAAGAACGACTTCCCGCCAATCGGTGTGTTAGCAGGCACACCAGCTGCCTGTTCAAATGCCTGCGGATCGTTATTAGCAACAGCCGCACGTAATTCTGTAGCACTACTAATGCGAGGTGCTTCTTCCCATACAATATCTTTAAATCGGTAAAAACCGTGTGGGCCTTCTACACCGTTAGATTTTTGTAATCCTGCAACAAATACTTTTGCATCAGCCGGATCAGTTACAACGTGTAGGGTAACAGGTCCGTGTTTTTTATACACATGTGCGGCTAATGTCCACCAACTTTGTTCGGCAACGAGATGTTCTTTGACATCTGGCCAAATTGCCTGCATGGCTGCAATTTTAACTTTAAATGGTAAAGGGTCTTTAGGACCTTCTGTACTTTGATTTGTACCAACGTACCAAGCACTAAATCCAGAAGCTAATTCCCAAGCGGCTTTATGCCCTTGATGAGGAGGATTAAAACGGCCAAAAATGATTGCAACATCTTCGACTGATTCACCTGCTTCATATATATTTTCGTATAGTTCTCTTAATTTCATACTCTAGTTGCTCCCGGAGCCCACGATGTTGGTACTAATTTTATATTACCATATTTATGCCCTGGCTGTGCATAGCGAACGTAGCCTTCGCCTTCGGTGTCCCATATCTCAGGCCGACTCTGCGATTTATAAGTAGCTACTACTTTATCTTTCATGTCGCGAATATCTTTGATCAAATCAAATATAGCATCAAGTCCGCCGGGCTGTTGTTTAATCATATCGATGATATGCTGTTGTTTCTTTTGGCTTACGCCTTTTTGTTGCATCCAGTTCATAAAAGTTTCGCCAGTAATACTACGGAAGTTTTGTTTGCCAGCCGCATGTAAGTTACTCATCTGATTAAAGAACGGATAAAATATTCCGTTCTTATCAGGATCAGGTAGGCTAGCTAAGAAAGCATCTACTTTTGGACCTAATTTAGTAGCACGTTGTATTGCGATATCGATTTCTTTCGTATCCATACCGCTACCTTCACTAGTATAGATCGGACCTTGAACAATTAGTCCGGCTGTTTGATTAAACATTGAAAAGTCATCCATTGGTTTCTGCGCTCTGTCAGGAGCACCGAACTGATCAAACGATCCATGTCCTACGACCATTACTCTTGCCTTGCTAATACGCTGTCCTAGTTCACTTGTGGCATCAACGTGGTAACAGGTCTTTGATTTAGGATTAGGACAGAAAGTCCATATTCCGTTAGGATATTCTTTAGTCTTTTCTAAACGTTTGTCTAGGCTAGGATCAACTCCAAATAAACTATCAGCATATACAAAGCCTACAAAGTCTTTAGGTGTAGCCGAATCAAATAATGGATATAGATTGGCAAAATTCTTAGCAAACGACTGCCTTGCTTTTTGGTCTTCGGGTGTTTTAGGTTTTCCGCTTTGATTAGCAATAAAATCATATACACCTTCTGGAGTATCTGATTTTACACCTCTGCTCCACTGATTGTGTCCTGCAAGGATTAAGGGACCGCCCTTAGTTTCTCTACCCCAATAGACTTGCGGGTTACCATCCCATTTGCCGCGTACTGTAGTACCACCTGCTTTTTCCTGTGCGATTTCTTTAAAATGCTGTAATGCTTCCAGCGTACCTTGAGATCCTTTAAAGAATACTAGATGTTCTGGATGATTAAATGCCCGACCGTATTTTTCCATACTGTCGTCAGCAGGTCCAGATTTATCCTCAAAATAAAATAGTTCTCTAAGTAACACAGTTAGTCCTTATATTTGCCTTCTTGGAAATTTTTACAAAATTCTTCATGCATTTTTTGGCAAACTTCGTTACAAGTTTGTTCTTCTATTGTATGAGGAAGCTGTCTAATAGGAAATTCTTTTATATAATTTTTATATGCTTGTTCAACAACTTTTTTAAACACATTAGGGGATGGTTCTTTATTAGAGTTCATAGACTCTACGCAGTTGCTAATAACTGGGTATAAGTGCCTACGATAAAGGTCGTCATTATTGTTTAGATAAAAAACTAAATCTTCAACTAAATCATAGGCGATATCTGTTCGTCCGTCTTCGGTTTTAGTAATAAAGTTAAGATCGTTAAACTTTTTGCCTTCTAAAAGCTCTCTAATACGCATTTTTTATTCCGTTTTTAAAAGTCGCATGAATACTACGCGAATGTAGTATTTATCGCAAACGGGGTCTTTAGATTAAGGTTTGATTATGCGCTCTATTTTGTTTATAGAGCTTCCGAGGTGCATTTTAGCCATCAGCAGGTTGTTTTCACCCGTGATATAAAAGAAAGTACCACCCCAACTACGATCTCTGCTCAGTTCTTTTGCACAACTTTTAGTAAGTTTAACCTTGGGATTTTTTTCAGCCCAACTAACAAATGCCGAATGTTCCTGAGTAGTTTTGCCCATAGTAACGCGAAATTCATAATTAATCTTGGGCATAATGATAGTATTACTATCAAGCTGTGTTTTATCAGGGGGAACGCAGACATACTTAATTCGTTCTTCGTCAATTTTAATAATGCTATTAATATCAGATTCGGAATTAGAGTAAACACTAATCCAAGGAGTTTCTACCCTTACATCAATGTCTTTGAGTTTTTTAAGTTGCTTTTGTAGCTTAAATGCGTAGTCTAAATCTTCTTGGGTTTTAATACCTGATGGTCTTCTACCGCCCCATGTCATTGTAGCCGCATTAGAAGAATTTAAATTAATCTTCTTAAGGTGGTCTAATGCTGTGTCCATATCCCCACCACGAAACCAGCTAGCACCAGCACAAGTTATTACTAACTTGTACTGATATTTGCTTTTAAATAATCTCGTGGTTGTTTTATACAACATTTTGCTCAGCATTGTCCGCAGTTAACAGAGGAACTTTCTGCATTTTTGGTCTAGATACTAACACCAATTTATCATCGTCAACTGTAATAGTTAACCATCCTCCAGATTTAAGATCTCCAAACAGCATCATCTTAGCAAGGTCTCGCTTAATCTCTTTATCAATGACACGAGCTAGTGGTCTTGCTCCCATCTTATGATCAAATCCTTTTTCGATGAGCCAATCGATTGCTTCTTTAGATACTTTAATTTTAATGCCTTTTTCTTTAACCTGATCTCGAAGTTCTTCCATAAACTTTTCAACGACCTTGACCATAGTTTCTTTACTAAGTTTATTAAATGTAACGATTCCATCTAAACGGTTGCGAAATTCTGGTGTAAAAAATTTGTTAAGTTCTTTGTCGCTATAGTCTTTTTGTTGGCTACCAAAACCAATTTGATTTTTTTCAGCTTCTTGTGCTCCAGCATTAGTAGTAAGAATAAGGATAAGCTGTCGGCAATCGGCTTTCTTGCCGTTACTACCAGTGATGAAACCGTTATCCATCATTTGTAGAAGGACAGTAGATACATCTGGGTGTGACTTTTCAACTTCATCAAATAACAGAACAGCATTAGGATTTTCTTGGATGCTTGTAATAAGTTGTCCAGCATTTTCTTCAAATCCCACATATCCCGGAGGACTACCGATCAACTTACTGATGCTATGTTTCTCTTGATATTCTGACATATCAAATCGTAGTAACTTAACACCTAAGTTCTTAGCAAGTGCTTTAGCAGTTTCTGTCTTACCACAACCAGTTGGACCCATGAATACAAAACTACCAATTGGCTTGTTATCAGGTTTAAGACCGGCCTGAGCAACAATAATCTTATCAACAACTTCTTGGATAGCAAGGTCTTGCCCAAATACTTCAAGTTCTAGTTTATCTTGTAAGCTGGCAAGATTATGGCTTTCAGTTTCGCTGATAACTTCCTCAGGCATTTGTACTACTTTAGCAAGTTCGTACTGAATTTCTCTTTCTGTAACTACTTTTTCATCTGCTAATTTTAAATTGAATCTAGAACAAGCAAGATCAATTAAGTCGATAGCCTTGTCTGGAAGTTTCTTATCGGCTTGAAATTTTACTGAAAGTTTAATTGCGGCTTGTAGTGCATCGTCTTTAATTTTGACACTATGAAATTGTTCATAGTATTTCTTAATACCTTTGAGAATCTGTAGTGTAACTTCTGGTGTAGGTTCGTCAACTGTAATGCGTTGGAATCTACGCATTAAGGCACGATCCTTTTCAAAGTGCTTACGATATTCTTCCCATGTAGTTGATGCAACTACTTTAATGTTACCTTTACTTAATGCCGGCTTCATCATGTTGGCAAGATCGTTAGCATTGTTGTTTGCTGACCCTGCACCACTGATCATGTGTGCTTCGTCGATGAACAATACAGTCTTACCTTTCTTAGACAGTGCTTTTAAGACCATCTTAAATCGTTCTTCAAAATCGCCTCGATACTTACTGCCAGCTAGCATGGCACTGATATCTAAATTATAAACAGTATAATCTTTAAGGAAGTCGGGTACAGCACCTTTAACGATGTTAAATGCAAGACCTTCTGCAATAGCAGTTTTACCTACTCCAGGGTCTCCAACAAGAATTACGTTATTTTTACTGCGACGTCCCATTGCTAGTGCAATATTTTCAAGTTCGTCTACACGACCAATAACGGGATCAATTTTATTCTTCTTAACCTGTTCGTTAAGATTAGTTGTAAATGCAGATAGTGCTCTGCTACTATTAGAGCCTTGGTCGTCTTGTTCTTCTTGTTCTTCAACGGCGTTATTAATATAGTCTGCAAATTTGTCTTTATCAATTTCTGCTTTTTGTATGTAGTAATATGCCCAACTACGCTTCTCACCCATCATAGCAAGGAAAACATCTGTAGGTTCAATACGCTGACGTCCGTTGAAAAGAACCTGCGTAAACGCACGATTGAGAATGCGCTCAACTGATTGTGTCTTACGAGGTTTAACTACAACATCTTGCACAGTGATCTCATTACACTTTTCTTGCAAATAACCAGCAACACTTTTCTTAAACTCGTCTACATTAACACCGTATCCTTGTAATGTTTTACCAAATGAATCTTCGAGAAGCATAGCAAACAATAAGTGTTCTATTGTTAGATATTCGTGGTGTAGCTTCTTTGCGGTTTCGATCGCCTTTTCGAAGATTGCTTGTAGATTGTCGCTTGGTTCTACCATTTAATTTTCCTTTGCTTTTTTCTTGCCAAAATTAATTTCATTTGGCTTACTTTATCGGTAAATGTAATTCCGTTTAAATGATCTAATTCGTGTAAAAAACATCTAGCATCGATGCCAGATAATGACATTATACATTCTGTTCCTTGCTTGTCAAAGTATTTGATATCAATAGTTTTTGGACGTTTAACATCTAGCCAGAGATTTGGAAAACTTAAACATCCTTCTTCTGCTGATATATCCATATCGTCTTGTTTTACAATTTCAGGATTAAACATTCCGACAGTTTGGCCTGTGCTTTCTAATTTTATAACAAATACACGTTTGAGTAAACTGACTTGATTTCCAGCAAGACCGCGTCCTCGAAATGATTCCATGATTTTAATCATTTCTTGTTCAACTTCTTCGGCGTTAGTATCTATGGAAAAATTCCATTCTACTGCACGTTGTTTTAAAATTGGATCAGGATCTAGTGTTAATTTCATTGTTGAGATCCTTGAGCTTTTGTATTAAATGTGGATCTGTAATCTTTGGAGTCCTGATAACAACAACTATTACAAATTTTCCTTTTCGGCCAGTATGCGGATTTCGGAAACCATGATTTGCCGAGGCATATTCTATACCGGATTCGATGCCCGGTCTGATATCAACATCTCTGTCAGACCCATCAAGGTGTTTTACTTGCTTTCTACAACCAATAATGGCTTCAATTGGATTAACATATACTGTAGTATATAAATCGTCATTTTCTCTTCGATAATTTTGATCTGGTTGTACTATAATAGTTACGTTTAGGCTACCTCTAGGCAAATTAGGTACGCTATCATCACCTAATCCTTGATAGCGTATCGTTTCGCCGTGACTTATACCAGGAGGAATATTAATTATTACTGTCTGTGGTTTTCCGCTAGGAAGAGTATAGTTTGCTTCAATTTGTTTACCGTTGAAAGAATCTAATAAAGAAATTTGACATTGAATATTGAGATCTCGATTCTTTCTTATTTGCCGTCCAAATATATCTCCGAACGGTCCACCCATTCCTCCAAAGATGTCGTTGAAGTCTTGGAATCCTCCTGATCTAAATCTAAACTGCTGACCACCTGATCTCATTTGATCATATTCGGATTTCTTTTGTGGATCACTAAGTGTTTCGTAGGCTACACTAATATCTTTGAATTTAGATTGGTCACCTCCTCGATCAGGATGGTGCTTCATAGCCAGACTACGATACGCCTTTTTAATTTGGTCTGGCGTAGCATCTGGCTTTAATCCTAATGTTTGATAATAGTCACTCATGGTCGTAAAAACAGGTCAAGTAATATAGTAATTATACTATACTAGGCTTGACCTGTCAAGAGTTTGGTAAAAAATTACTTTTTCTTTTCGTCCTTCTTGGCAGGTGCCTTTTCTGGAACTTTAGTGCCTTCGTGTTTCTGATGTACCTTTATTGTTTTGCAAACTTCTTTATCTTTACCTGTTTTAGCATCTTTCTGCATTACACAAACTTTCTTTGTTTCTGGTTTAGCTGGCTCATCTGCTGCCATTGCAACAGTAGCGAATGATGCTGCCATTACTAGTGCTAATAATTGTTTCATATTTTTTTTCCTTATTTTTTAAATGAGGCTAAAATTTTAGCCTGTATAGTTTTTGCGAATTCTGGCTGTGGAAAATTCCATCCAATAAATGCGCCTAATGCTAGCCAAAAAAGTGTTTCTAACATATTTAAATCTCCTTTTAGAGTTCTGGTTGTTCTGGTTGTACAGGCATTAATTTTCCTGTGCTACTCATCGTCGGTGCCGGTGCTGCCGCGCCAAACGGACTAGTTGGTGCAGTTGGTGCACCGAATGCACTAGTAGTTGCAGGTTTATTAAAACTTAGGTTAGCACCTCCGAAACTAGCACTAGCACTAAATCCTCCACCTGATGACGGTGGTGTGCTTGATGGAGCTGAACTTACAGTAGGAGCTCTTGTTGCTGCCTCTAAGGCTTTCATTTTAGCATCCTTATCGTTACCAGCAAGCATAATACCTGATAAAGTTCCTGTTAAGAAAGTAGCGATAGGAATAATCAATTCAAAAAACTTTTGATCGATTGGGCTAATGGCATTTAAAGGCTGTGTAACAAAAATAATCGAATAAAGAACAACAAAAACAATTCCTGTTAATGTTAGTGCTAAACAAATACCTATGAAGAACTTTAGTCGAGCCATTAACTGCTCTTCAGTATAGATAAAGTGTTCTCCTGTATCTTTATCCTCTTTTTTAAATCTTGATAACAGTTCCATTATTTGCATCCTTTATTATCTAGTGTTACTGGAGTTGGTTTTGTTGCTAGAGATACTTCCCCGTCTTTGGGAGGTCCTAATCTAGGGTCTCTGCCACCTTTAAAAATATGTTCTGGACATGTTCTAGTTACATCGCATAAAGGTAATTTGCACATATCTTTATCCCAGTTTGCAGGATTCTGGCAAGGATAGCGGAAACTATCTCCACCAAATATGGCTAAGCCCAAGGGTAGTGCTAGTAGAAATACTACCCACTTGAATAATTTTAGATCTGCGTTCATTGCGCTCCTTCTCTCGAACATTAACTACAAACTTATTTACCCAAAATTTGGATAAAAATACGCTCAACTATTTGTTGTTATTTTCGCTATCTTTTTTTGGTCTAGAAAACTTTTCGGATGCTGTAAATCCTAGCCCTGCAATAACAATGTACATCATAGCTTCATACACGTTAGGGTCTACTTTCTTATCCCAGACTAAATCCCCGATAAATCCAGCCGCACACAGTAAGAAAGCCGCAACAGTCACAGCTCTTTTGCTACTAATTCCGTCATCAGTACCATCGGTAAACATACTGTGTAGCAATCCCATTTTATATCTCACTTATTTTACGCTGTCGAAATTTTGCTTTTGTGTATCGTACCACTCTTTCCACAATTCGTTTTTAAATTGACATTCGTGGTATTGGCTGTAATTTTCAGTAACTATCTTTAACACTTCACTAAACTTCTCAGTACCTGCCGGTACTTCTTTTAAATTAGGGCACAATTCTAATAATTCTTTAGGTGCTTCTGGGAATGTTCTTTTAACAGGTGTAGCGATACAGCCCGATAGTAAAATCACAGAAGTTAAAATTAATAGGTATCTCATTCTTTAGTCCTTTCGGGTTTTTTGGCCGCCTCATTTAAAATATTAACAGCCTCCGGAGTTACCTTACATTGTGCATCTACTACTTTTTCAACTTCCTTGATCTTTTCTTGTACAATTACTTTAGTATCGGTTATTACTTTTACTCGATCCTTATATTGTACAACTATTTTTTCATTGATCTGTTTAGCCTTTTCTTCTGACTCTTTGACCTTAGCTTCGAGTTCCGCTACACGTTCTCGCCATGCCATTTCAACACCGTATCCGCCTTTAAAATAAAGACCAGCTACAAGTAACACAGCACTGATGATTTGTAGTATTAGATGATAAGGTGCAAGTGCAGGAAACCAACGAACAACACGGTGGATAATGAAGAAGGATAAAAATGCACTAACAGCTCCAGCAACTAATAAAATATTAACCGCATAAACAAGAACACTATCAGGAATCCAACTCATTAGCCAAAACATATTAGATTCCTAAAACATGTAATGCGTGGTTATAATGCTTGATGCGATCTTCTAAACCAATAGTACCGCCGTTAATGCGTTTTGTTAGTGTTAGGATATCGCCTTTATCGGCCCACTGGTTTAAATTATTTGTTTCCCAGAACCAGCAAGCTGATTGTACAGCACCTTCAAATGTTTCTAGATATTCGGCTGCTTCTTCTACAGGAATTTCTAAGCTGGCAGCAAACCATGTATAGTTTTCTTTACCAGTTAATTGAATTAGACCACGACCGCAGTAACGGAAGCCATCACCGCTTGCTTCGTCACCGTTGCCCATACGATTACCGTAGATTCTATTAGCAATCTTAGCTGGTTGCTTTTCGTATGCTCGTGCTTCGTCTAGTGTTTTAAAGTATTTAGGAAAAACTTTTACTAAACTTTCTGCTTTATAATTTAAGTTTTCTTTTAAGAATTTAAACCCGCCTGACTCATGAGCACACTGGGCAATGAAGGCCGCAACACGTTGTGGAGTATTAATTTCATATTCAGGAAGAATTTGAGATACTGCATCATACCATTGATCGACATACGGATTGCCTTTGATCATTTCTGCTAAGTGTTCTTTTTTAAAGTCGAATTTAAAACTCATTATTGTTTCTCCAAAACTACAGCGTAGTTGCTGTTTTCAAAAATAAAAACATTACCAACCTTGGTAATGTTGTAGTTACCAATGTACTTGGTTAAAAACATAACCTCAGCCATGTCTTTGTTTTCTAAAACGATAGGGCCTTTAACTGCTTCATAAACATCTTGTTTTGTTCCACTAGTTACAATTTTAAACTTTATAGTGTCGCCGAAAATTTTCTTAAAACTAATTGATTCGTCTAATAGTTTTATTTCCTCGGCAAAACTGTTAATAAAAAATTCTTGAAAGTTTTCAAGTTTATTTCTTTGAGTAGATATGCGATATGACTCTTTATCTTTAGGTATAGATGTTTCGAGATTTTCTAGAGTAGCATCTTGACTTTTAAAACTTTTAAAATATCGAAATTTAAAGTTGTCGATGCCTGTAATTTTTTCTACACCGTCTAAGACTTCTCTAATTTGATCTGCGGCATGTCTTGTTCTTTCAAATTCGACATAGACTTTGTAAGTACCGTCATCGAGTTCACCTGGACTAACATCTGCATCCAGAACAAAATCGTAACCCATTTCGATAAAGTTTTCTAAATCTTTTGCAGGATCTTCGTGATCGACAGTAAAAGCGATAACAATAATATCTTCGTCATCTCCGATTTTACTTTTGAAAGAATCAATCTCAACAATTCTGCTGACAAAATTTCTTAGATCGTATTCTCTTAGGCTTTCGTTAATCATAATATTCCTTACGCAGTTGGCATAGGAGCGCCACCTGCCGGTGCTCCAGGAATTCCACCTGCCGGTGCTCCAGGCATTCCACCTGCCGCCGGCATTGGTGCAGCCGGCATCGGAGCTGCCATTGCACTAGGAGCCGAACTTCCTGTTTTGTTTTCTTCAGTTGTCTGATGTTCGTTCTTCATCTTTTCCATGTATCCTCGATACATATCAAACGCAACTTTTTTAGGCATCTGTATTTCAACAATCCAAATAGGTTTTCGATCTAGTTTACCTTTTTTAGTTCCAGGACGATAATCGTCAGGACTTTTAATTTCTCTTGGCTCAACTAAGTGACTGCGCTCGTATTTGATCTTGCACCCTAGATCTTGTAATCGTTTAGCGGCTATTGGATTAGGCATCTTTTCCTTTGGCCACATAAATCCTGCTGTGATCCAATGACGGTCAACCTGTGGGCCGTAGCATAGTTCGCCGTCCTCCCAGTTTTCGTAGGCATAAATGTCTAGCTCGTCGATAACACGTTCAAAGTCTTTTAGTACAGCAAGACTTGAGTTGTTTTCGTAAAGATCGCTAACGTTCCTAATAATGTCTAAAATATCGTACATGTTGGGTTCCAGAATATTCTATACTTATTTAGCTGGATCAAAATCATAACATAACAGTTTACTTTTTAGCGTAGAGGTTAAATATTTTTGTAGGACCTCTGTAGTTTTCCGGGCGGTCGCTACAAGTCCTGCTTTTATAGTAGGAGCTAACCTAGATGAGTAAAAGAGTGAAGAAACGCTTTACATCAGAAGTTAAAGTAATTGATTTTGAACCATATCTTCCGCAGAGAAAACAGCGAGTTTTTATACAGGCTCGCAATCCCAACCAAAAGCTCTATTTGCAAAAATTACAAGACGAAGAAAAAAGCATAGTTTTTGCTATCGGGCCAGCCGGTACGGGTAAAACCATGATTGCTGTACAGCATGGTATTAAACTTTTTCAGGAAGGTATAGTTGACAAGATCATTGTTACTAGACCCGCCGTTTCCGTAGATGAAGACTTAGGATTCTTACCAGGTGACTTGAATGAAAAGATGGCACCGTGGACAAGACCTATTTTTGACGTTTTTGGAGAGTATTATCAAAAGAAAGATATCACAAAGATGCTAGAGGAGGGCACTATAGAGATATCACCGTTAGCCTATATGCGTGGCCGTACGTTTAAGAACGCATACATTGTTGCAGATGAAATGCAAAATGCCACACAGAATCAGATGAAGATGTTACTAACACGTTTAGGAGAAGGATCTAAAATGGTAGTAACAGGAGACCTAGCACAAGCAGATCGATTAAAAGATAATGGTCTGATTGACTTTTGTAGTCTATTAGGAGGGAATGCCTACAAACATATTGACATTGTACAATTTGATGCTAAGGATATTGAAAGACATGAAGCCGTCAAGGAGGTGTTAGAAATTTACGGCGATAGTTAAGAAAAAGGGCTCCTAAGAGCCCTTTTCTATTTGTTCTACAGTTATTCCCGACGCTTGGAGAAATTTGATCCCCGCATCATCTCTATAGTTTTCACCATAGTAAACACGATTAATCCCAGACTGATAGATAAGTTTGGCGCAATCGAGGCAAGGAGCGTGAGTAATGAAAATATCAGCACCAAGCCCAGACTCAGTACTGCGAGCCAATTTTGCGATAGCATTTGTTTCAGCATGTAGTACCTCCGGTTTAGTTTTTAAACGATACCTTTTAGTAAATGCTTGATCAAGGTCACACCAATCTGTAAAAGGCCACTGCTCTTCAATTTCATCAGGATTCAGCCAACCGCCTGCATCTCTACTCATGTATTCTCGATTTTCACAGTTGTTGTCCCAACCTGCAGGCATTCCATTATAGCCAATACTAATAATCCTGTCATCTTTAACAACAATAGCACCTACATGTAATCTTTGTGCATGACTAAGCTCTGCGAATGTAGCCGCAGTTTTCATGTACGCATTTTTTAATTTTGTTTTCACAGAGCTGCCAATCTAATTAATGTTGCCGCAAGATTAATTTCTGGATCGATAACCAATGTGTGGTCAACTAGTCCTTGTTTAATAATAAGGATAGCTTTATTCTGTCGATCTTCATCCCCGAAAATTGCTATGTTATCATAAAGCCAACGATAAATCTCTTCCATTTCTTCTGGCCGTGCCTGACTACATACTAATTTACGAGCTTCGCTAATTTTACCTGCTTTGAACAGTTCAACCATTTGTATTTTATAGTCAGCTTCGCCTGTGTCACCTTTTTCTGGACTGTGTAATTTACCGTCCATACTGTTCATTTGTACCATATTGATGCATTTACGCAGATCCGGATATGTAGCACGAACAAATGTATCTAGCGTGTCCAGATCGAACTCCACATTCTCTTCAACAAGAATAGTAGCAACACGAGCGGTAAACTCAGTAATATCCGTTCGCTCAACGTGAAATCCTTGACATCGTGAATGTAAAGCAGGGATAATGCGATTAGGGTAGTTACAGGTGAGGATGAAACGAGCAGTTGTATGATACTCTTCCATGACCCCACGTAACGCCGCTTGAGCATTCGGACTAAGATAATCAGCTTCATCTAATAATACCACCTTAAAGTCTCCAAACGGAATCATTTGGACAAAGTTAACAATTTTATCGCGAACATCTTCTACAGAGTTTGTCCTTGATGCGTTTATTTCTAATATGTCTAAAGGATTGATATCTAATTCGTTAAACAATATTTTTGCCAGTGTTGTTTTACCAATGCCAGCATTACCGCTGAATAACAAATGCGGGATCGTTCCTTCTTTGACCCAACGCTCAACTTGTTCTTTTTGGTGTGCATCTCTAAAAACATATCCGTCGATTTTTTTAGGACGATATTTTTCTACCCATAATTCTTTCATTTAGTTGCCTCAGTTGTTTGTTTTTTTAAACGAATCGTTTCTAAGTGCTTGATCAGTTGATCATATTCTTCTTGATTCACAGAATATAAATTATCGCTCATGTTATGATGACCGCTGAAGATACTGAAACTCTCTCTTGTAAAAATAGTAACAGGCTTCCAATGTTTGTGTACGATATTATTGATGAACACTAATCCACATAGTAATACTATCGAACCAAGAGTGAACAGGATTGATCCAACTAACCATAAACTTGCTTGTTCTAAACTCATTTATTTTCTGCCTTTACTATAAATTTTTCTGCTTCAGCATCGATTACACGTTGTCTTAGTTCAGTTGTAGAGAATGTGTGTTCTCGTTTGTTAAAATAAAACTTAATACCTTTTGTGATACATTCTTGTCTTCCGGTAAATCCACGATGTTCATATTCTTCTCCTAATATTCTAACATTTATAGGATAAGAAAGCAAGATATCCACTAGATCTTTTTCCGTAGCATATACTACTATTTCGTCTACATACTTACAGGCCTGTAATTGTACATATCTTTCAAATATGCTTTGCACAGGTTTATTTTTTTCTAATGGACGATCAATAGTTGGATCTGTTTGTAGTCCTACGATTAAGTAATCGCATTGTGCCTTAGCTTCTTTGAGCATAATAATATGTCCAGCATGAAACAGATCAAATGTTGAACAAGTAAAACCTACTTTCATACTACTTCTTCAGCTATACCGAGAATTTCTGCTAGAATTAGTAAACTACCTGCATACCAGAACATACTGTAACACAACGCAACACCAGCCGCAATTCTAATACCACTTTTGGCAAAACTAATGTACTTGTGTTTTATAGGATCTGGGTGTCGATATTCTGCTTCAGGAACCTTATTAGATGCTAATACTGCATCAATCCTGTTTCTCAGATCTTTCATTACTTCTATATTTTGTTCGTATTCGGTCATAAGATTCTCCTTTTTACTACCTAAGTATAAAGGTGAGAACAGGGCTTGTCAAGAGCCCTGTTACTCAAAAGAAAAATTAGATAGTTTTGCTGAAGTCGTACATACCGCCTTCTGTTGGTGTAGAAAATTTTCCTAATTCCAAATCGGATGGTTTCTCATCTGCTGATGCTAGGATTCCGTCTGGATCAGCTCGCCATATAGTAAATTTAGTGCCGTCATCTTCTTCGACTTCGATTCCTCGAGTCCAACGACCGTGTTCGAGTAGAATCCATTCGCCGACTTTAACATCAGTCTGCTCAGGGCCAATCGCGAATACTTTTGCCCAACGAGGCTTAACACCCTCGGACTTGCCATCATCACTACGGATAACAATACCACTAGCAGTAGTTTGCTCGCCAAAGTTCATATCTCGAACTAAGATATGTTTACGAATAGGTCTAATTTTGTTAGCTAGAGCTTTCATACGCCTCCTGTAGGATCCTCGTTAATTTCTTTTGAAGTTTGTTTGTTAGTAGTTTCTCGTAATACGTCTTCTCGTTTACGAATAATTTTTCCACCCGGGCCAAGTTCATCGCCACGAGCATTTACTTTTACGTTACCAACTGCAACAGTCATTTCATGTTGCATAGCCATTTTTTGCATATCAACTTCTTTACCTTGCATAGAACGGTAAACTTGTTTTGGTGTTTCTTTCATTGCCATAATAATCTCCTAGGACTGTGCTTTACTTATCTCAGGAATTCCTGCCAGTCCAAATTAAATTTAATAGGGTCGATGCTATGAACACCTATTAAGTATAATACATAACTTGCTACACTAGATCCACGTCCTACTCCCCATACTACACCTTCTTTTGAGCAAGTATCTACAAAATATTTTAACCAGCGTAGTAAATCTAGCATATTTCTTGCTTTGTACGCAGCCAATTCTTCTGCTAGTCTAGTACACTGAGGATCCCACGGCGGACATTGTTCTTTGAGCCATGCTTCTATATCCATTTGTTTATATTCGCTAGGCATGTTCCAATTGTCTTGCATATATCGATCATAATCTTCAATGCTCAACTCATCATTAGCATTAATCGGCGGAACGAAGCTAAAATCTAAATGTTGTTCCAATTTAGTAGTTTCTTCTGTTCGATCGACAATAATAGTATCAGCAGAAGTTAGTTTGAAGCCACGATATAATGCTTCAAATATATCTTGATCGTTAAGTATTGGATTTGAATATTGATCTAATCGCATTCAACTATATTAGTTGACTTTGATTAATTTGTCAAGACCTTTGTCCCGACTTTGGATCATTTTCTCGTATTCTTCTTGTTGTCTTCTGGACAAAGCCATTTTATAAGTGTCTAATGCTAAGACTATTTGATTTCTTAATTCTGGATTAGCTGTAGAGAAATACTTGCGAGTTAGATCACTTATTCGGTTTTCTAACTCGCTAATTTTAAGTTCATTAGTATCGTGTATTAATGGATGCATAAATTATGTTGCGTCACTGTCGTTAACCCACTGTGTGCCGCTCCATTTGAGTACTTGTCCAGCAATTACTCCGGATATAGCAACGTCTGTTAATTCGTCTAGTGTAGTAAAGCCTTGTGCAAAACTCTCACCGAATGCGCTGAGGAACGGTATTGCCTTCCATGTGTTTTCTTGGATACAAATATATAGATAATCTGAATCATATGATATTTGTCCAGCTTTTCCAGTTGAGCTAGCAGTGACAGGGGTTGAAATAATTTCAGCAGGTGTAACGCCTCCTATTTCACAGCCATTGTTACCAATTACGTACCAAGAGC